ATGCGCTTGATTCTGCGACCGCGGGGCCGCTCCTTTGTGGCGGCATCACGGTCTTTTCGCCTCTGCTTCAGCATTCTCTTCCTTCTACCGCGAGGGTAGGAATTGTTGGCATCGGTGGGCTGGGCACCCGTGTAAACGCGGAGCTTGCCGGCGTTCGCCAGAGCACAGCCAGCATCAACCGCGGCCTTGGCGAAGGTATCCGAGAAGAACGGATTGAGAGCCATTTTGAATTCCCTTCAGAATCCTAGTGTGTAACCGGCATGCCATTCGGCGAACAGCTCGTGGAACACCGCGCTGATGATGTCTGTCTTGTCCGGGCGAAGAACCGGGATTCCGGTACCCCCGAAGTTCCATCCGGATCCCCAGGTAACGGGAAACCCGTTTGACGTCAGCTCCATGGTGATGTGCTGGCCATTCAGTCCCCCGGACGGGGCGTTGATCGTGCAGGGTCCTTCCAGGGTGAGATAGAAGACGTTGCCCTGGGTGGCATCCGGCGTGACAACGGATGCGTAAGGCATGTTCACGACCTTCGGCGCAAATGCTGTTGTCAGGCTCCCGCCGAAAGGAGGCTCCAGAGGATCCAGGGGATCTGGCGGAGGATTGATCTCCTCGGCGGCGATGTTGATACGCCAGCCAAGCTCGTCCCTGACCTTGAACGCCGCGTCCAGGGCGAAGGACGTCACCGGAGGGTCGAACAGCAGCCTGGTCGTCATGTAAACGTAAGACTTCACCGGCTGGATAATCTCAGGATCGAACTCAGTCCATAGCTGGCTGCTGTCGGTGACAACCATCCCGCCCTCCGGGCCAGTGCCCAGCTGGTCCAGGATCTTGAAGGTCGTGTTGATGTGCGTGATGATGTCAACGTCGAACGAATCGTCATCAGGCCCGACACCCAGAAGCTGCTTAGTCGAATCCAGGATGCTGGCAGGATTAACAGGCATAGCGCTCCTTACCACAGATCAGTGTCGCCCGGCCGTCTGACAATCATCGGGCGTGGGAGAAGGCTTTCGTCACCGAAGTGAATTGCGTTGTGCGTTGTCCGGGAAACCGTAATCAGGTACTCAGGATCCACGATCCATCCTCTCCCGTGAACCACATCATCCACAGTCATCGGGTTCATGTGGTGAATGTGAACCTGGTCGAATATCGGCCAGTCAGGAAGGCCAAGATCACAGCCCTGATCTCTTGCTATCACATGATCGCGGACGTGCTTCCACTCCACCGACGTGTAAAACCGCTGGTTCAGGTAACGATCGTACCCGAAGACAGATACGCCTATCCGCGAACCGAGCTGCAGGTACTTGAATCTCCCGGTAAGATCAGGAATGTCCCTGAGTTCCGTATAAGATCTGATCGTCATAGGACGTGTCCGTGTCCGGATTGCCAGCGTAGGTCCGCATGGCATTCAGGGCGTTCTTGTACAGCTCCTCTATCCGTCCCATAGCCGCAAGGGACTCGACCTTGGCTTTCAGGAGCTCGTTCTCCCTGCGGAGCCTTTCCTGCTCCAGGGCTTCCCTGGTCGTCCCGAGCTTGAGATAGTGCGTGATCACCTGGGAAGTGGCGTTCCCGGCCCGGATCTGCTTCTCAGCGAGATCTACAGCCGCCGCAATGAGCTGGTTCTCCCTTGCTTCGGGCGTTGTGGCTGGCGGGCGCTTAGGTCTGCGGTTCTCTGGATCACGCTTTGCGGCAGCCAACAGTTCACCTCCACTTCCAGGGCAGTTTTAGCCATTTTGAGACTACTTCAGGAGGGGACACCGCGCGATCCATGCGTGTTACAAAGAGATTGTCTTGCGGCAGACAATCCCCCGACATCGCACTTGGGTCGGACATTCCCTGGACCAGCGAGCGGTGCCCCCGCCTGAAGCAGCCTCTTTCAAGGTTTCACACACGGCGGCATTGGTTCTGTGTTGAGTTCTACGTTTACTTCCTTAGCAAGACGGATAATGTTGTTCTGCTGCAGTGTTGTGATCTGGCAGATCCTGTAATCAGTTTCTTGCTGATTTGAATACAGATCCAGAACAGTCAGCGTTATCACAACTGCCCAGAACATACCGAGCAGCGCTACAACGACTGAAGCAATCTGCAGCAGTCTCAGTTTCCTTGCAGATGCAGCAGCGCCAGAATCCCGATTATTGTCAGTGGGAGAACCAGACTGCCGAGAACCAGAAGAACTCCCTGCCAGATCTTGGCGTGACGTTCCGTCCGGACCGCTATCTCCTTCTTTTCCCATTCCTCGATCGCCTTCTCCAGAAGGAGGACCCGTTCTGTCAGAGCTCTGTGCTCAGCATCCCATCGATCCCAGCTGACAAATCGCCCGTCGGTCACCTTCCCCGTCCTTTCAAGATCATCAACTCCCTCCGGATCTTTCCCCCGGGGCATTTTTAGGCAGCGGGCGATGCAGAGGGGGGGCCAGATTTTCGCGACCCCTCCCCCCTCGGCTCAAGAAATTTTTACTAGATCATCTCGGTGAATTATTCTGTGCATTCCGCTGAAATTGTCATGAACAATTGTGTCAATCGCTTCCTTCACCGCAAGATACTGATCCCCCTCCGATAGGTCAAACGAAACGTTTGCAACACGAGCCAGCAGTCCTGGTGTGTCGTAACCCTTGCTCTGGTCGAAGGCATACCACTCATCCCACTGAGTGTATGGATTCCATGGGTTGTCAATGGTGGTTAGCATGTAGTCTTCCACGTCCATGCTCAGCCTCCTCCCCTAAGTAGAGCAGCATTGAGCGTGCTTGCTGGTATACCGAGGGACCTTGCAACTTCTGCCTGGGTGTGTCCTGAAGAAAGACGGGAGCGTGCCAGTGCCAGCTTTGCTGGACTCATCACTCTTGCTGAACGTGGTGTAGCAAGTACTCGAAGCTTGTCTATGTCCGAGTTAGCGATGATCCTCCGAAGCTTATGAGTACTGATAGCTCCTGACTGGATGGCTTGCCACTCGTCATCGCTGATGTCTATCTGATGCTTCTTAGCACCAACCCTGGAGCGGGCACGCTCCAGTTCTTGGAACCGTGCCTTCTTCATGGCATCGGGGTCTGCTTTGAGGTGGGGGTTTGAACGAAGGCGGGTGTTCAAAGAGGCGTTCCCTATTAGCTGGGCCTGCCTTTCAAGAGGTGCATTCTTCTCGGCGAGGTTAAGAGCAGCGTTCAGTCGCTTCACCTGTGCAGCATAAGTCTTTGCCGCAGAGGATGAGTACCTCAGGCCGCCTGTTCCAAGCGACTCAAGACGGGCCTGATTAGCCAGGGACTTAAGACTGTTGGCATGGTCAGCATAGATCAGCTCCATAGGAGTAGCTGCCTTACTGACCAGGGACCTGGCGTCTACTGCTTCAGCCAGCTTGGTTGTCCTCGTCGTTGGGTGTACGGTCTTCCCTTCCTTGGTTGTGAACGACCTGCCCGTTGGCTCGAAGACCTTCCTTCCCGTGACCGGGTCGATAGCGCCCCCTCTTCTTGCGGGACGGGGGGTTCTTTCGGGAACCCTCATTTCAGAGCTTGCCCTGGAGACGATCGTTGATGCACCGGCAAGCCGGCCCTTCACACGACCCTGGTACCTCTCCTTAAGATGATCTATGTTGTTTACATCGCGAGAAGCCTGGACATCGAGATGGTGCTTCTCTGCGTCTATGACAACCATGGAATGACGTACTGCTGCTGCTATCTCATCCGGCCTGGCCCCAAGGATTGTCATATCGGTTATCAGGTTGGAGACATCACCCATCTGCTGCTGCTTAGGGGCGCCTCTCGGATGCTGCCCATGATAATCGACCGTCTTGGTCTTAGCGTTATATGTTCCCCCGTCTATCGTCTTCATTCCATCATACGGAGGGAATGCCTCATGGGGCTTAAAGTTCTGAAGTCCTGACAGGGCAGCAGTAGTCTTGATGGCTCCGCGTGGATTCGGGATCACAAGAACGGCGTCCCCATCGAAGTCCGCACCGGAAAGCCGGTCTGCAACGGAAGGATGAATCCCGATTGCGTCGACAGCCGCATGTGCTCTTCCTGAAACCCCAGGACCCAATGTTGCGCGGGCTTCCCGGTTCCTGTTGTTGACTATAAGTTCAGGGATCTCAAATGTTCCTCCATGAGGATGCCGGATGAGAACAACTCTTTCGCCGTTGTTGAAGTTGGGAGCGTAGACTTCTCCCTTCTTGATACTCTGGAACGGCAGTATGACATGCGTTCCCTGACCCGGCATGGCATGGGCCTTCAGGTCAACAGAAGCCCGGTCTGCCTCGTCACCGAACGTCGTAAGAAGCCGGTGACGTACAACAGGATTCGTCAGGTTCCTGATCTCGTTAAGATCGTGAACTCTTGCCGCAAGAGCCAGATCCAGCTGCTTCTTGGCCAGCGAGGTGGACTGCTTGGAAAGAACCTGCGATGAGAGTGACGGGCGCCAGTCCCTCCATCTTCCTTCCTCGTTAACGATATTCATCGCTGACTGATGAGTCTTGCCGTCCTTGCCGACGTAAGTACGCTGCCTGTCGATCGAGGATCCGAAAGGATTCGTCGGATCCTTGCCGACCGGCTTCATGGCATCAAGCTTATTTGCAGTCCTCTTCGCCTTCGTGTTGAACTGAAGATCTACACCCGGGGGAAGGCCGTCTTTGTACATGGCCATGCCCTTAAGATAGTGCGTCTTGTCTACCGCAATACGAACCTGGGCATATCTTGACCCGCCCAGGGATACATCAGGAACACCCGGTCTGACGAAGATAACGCCATCAGCCTTGTCGCCGCCCTCGTCCCCGTAGACGACGGATACACGCTTTGAGCTGACCGGCACAGGAGGCTTTATTGCGGTTAGCGTCCTTCCGCCATCCTCACTGAAGGCCGCAATCGACTTGATATCTTCAGGCTTTATGAACGTCTTCTCACTTCCCGGGGGAGCGAGAACCTTGACCGTGGTCTTCTGCCCGCTTCTGGTGCCGAGCTGAGGAACCTGTATATTCCTTACTACGTAGCCTTGCTCCTTCAGCATCGCAACAGACGTCGCCAGCTTGTTCTTGCTTATCCCTCGCCAGGCTTCCGTTCCCGTTCCGATATCAATAGGTCCTTCTTTATCAACCTTCTCTTTCAGGAAATTAGATGTCATCTCAAGAGAATTACGCCGCTCTGCCATAGCCGGGTCTATGAGCTGGCGGACAGAAGACTCGGGAAGGCCCATCCGGCGCCCGACTTCAGAATTGGACAGGCCCTTATCCTTCAGCCGGAGAGCCATGTTCGCGTCGTTCTGCCGCTTAGCGGACTTGGCGATTGATACCTTCGCCCTGAGCTCCGTTGTGTTGAGGTTAAGACTGGTTGCTATCTGCTTTTCTGTCATCCCCTGACGGCGGAGATGTGCTACCTGCCCGAGCAGATCTCTTCCGCTCTGCATGGGCTGCTGTCCCGAACCCCACGGATAACGGCCGGAGTGATGCTTCGTGCCATAATGAATGAGAATATCATCTGGCTGGGCCATTATCCTACCCTTCCGCCTTGAGTAGTTCGATTCTCCGGTCGAAACTTATGATCTTGCTCATGACATGCGCGATTATATCGACGTCAGGAAGAAAGATCTCTATCTCATCGTTCTGGTAGATGCGGAGTTCCACGTCAAGCGCCCCGGGCTTGAACCCGTACTCAAGGCAGAACAGTGCCGCGTAGACTTCGAGCTGATGTACTGACCCGGATATAATCCCTGTTTTCAGATCATGAATTCTCAGGGTCTTGCCCCTGAACGAAATGGTGTCCGTTGTTCCGAAGCAGTGTTCTGAGTAATAAAGAATCTGCTCGGTTCTCATCCGGTAGCCAATTGCGTCGTTCACGTACATATTAAGAGTCTTTTCAGTTCTCGGCAATTTAATACCGAGTCTTATTGCGTGATGAGCAAATGAATGAAGCTCAGTTCCTCTTGCCGCGGCCTGGGAACTCCGGAAAACCTCATCCAGTTTCTCATCACTGTAATTAACCCAGTGATATTTACTAGGCGTCAGGAACGCGTGCTTGCCTCTGAGCGCCAAGTGCTCGTTGAAGATCATTCAGAACCTGCGTTTCATTCTCAGGGTAAATGAAATCTGCGAACGACATGTTGTTCATGATCTTGACGTAGTGAATCTGGTTCGGCTCGACCCTTGCAGTTGGGCTTCGCTTGACCTCCAGGACTGCCCAGCGGTTTCCCCAGAGAATCAGGATGTCCGGGACACCCTGAAGATAGTTGGCGTCGTTCCTGAGGATGATACAGCCCGGGAACATCCGCCGGAGTTTCCTGATGAGGTTGGTCTGGAATACGCTTTCTCTGGGCACGCTCCCCTCCAGGGCAAAATTCAAGAGAACGTGATTTGGTTCGGCGTTCTCTGTTCTATTCTATTAAAGTCCATGTTTTTCTCGCGAAAACCAAGTCTGATCTTTGTAACACATTTTTCTCAACCGTTTCGCGTACTCCCCTATATATATACTATCTACTACTACTACTATTAAAAGAAAATATACGTTTCTGTTACAAGTAAGTATGCTGACCTGCGTAAACGTCTGTAACGTCTTCTCAGATCTGTACCGTAAAAATGTCAGGATCCGCTTCTGGCCCACGCTTTTTCGTTAAAATCCTTCTTAGCTGTCACACTCCTCCAGATGGCTGTATCGATTGCTGCGGGGCTCCGGAGGACGAAATAGTACAGATCCGTAAAGATCGTCCCGATCCTGTCTGTACGTCCCTTAGCCTGCTCGAACATCCGGTATGAGTAAGTCATCGAGTAGAACACCGTCGTGTCTGTCGAGAAGCAGTTCCACCCTTCAGCGCCGGCCCGGTACTGAACCAGGTACACCCACTCGTCAGTATCAGGAATCGGATCGTGATTGTGCCCGTTCCATTCCGCAACTGCAAACGACCCGCGGGTTCTCTGGATCGTTGATATACACCCAGGTTCCTCCGCATTTATTGTGATCGGCCCAGAACTTCCTCCAGTCAAGGTGCGATCCGGCTGCCGGCTCACGGTCTCCCGGTTCCATGTTCCTTCCTCTCCAAGGGTCCGCAGTATCTCCAGCTCGTAATCGAAGTTGTAGAATATGATCATCCGGGGATGCTCGATAAGGAGATCACGTATTCTCTCAAGCCGTGACGGGTGCGTGAACAACGCTCTTCTGAGAAGAGAGCACAGCTCACTTATGTTCCGGATAGGCCGGTCCTCCAGGTAATTCCAGCGCCTTTTCCAGGCCATTTCATAAAGGTCTCTCCGGTAATCGCAGTAAACCACGGTCTCATGCCGGGCCGTCCTTTTCTCGAATGGCATTTCAACAAGAATATTTGCCAATAGCCTTTCAAGTTTATTTGTCCCCAGGATCCTTTCCACTTTCGGGTATTTGGCAAACCTGGAAAAGACAACATGCTCTCTCAGGAATTCCGTCCGGTTAACATAAAAGCCATTCGCCACAAAGACCGGGATATAGTCCAGCCAGGTGTCCCCCGGGGTAGCGCTCAGCATGACCCAGCGGTTGCTTGCTGCGATCTTCAGGAACGACTTCACCCACGGGCCCGATCCTATGACCCGCTGCTCATCAAAAACAAAGAACGCGTTTTTCACGTTCTCGTACCTGGCCAGGTTCTGCCAGGAGTCGACAACCGGGAATATGGCAAGCAGCCGTCCCTCGGCTTCCCAGTCCCCCGCATCCCTCTTCTTGGCTGTGGTGATGACGTAAAGAGGACCGGGATCCTCGCAGTCGTCGTAGTAGGCCAGGGCCGTTATCGTCTTCCCCGTTCCCGTCGCCCCTTTGAGGATACAGCCATTGAACATCTCGCCGGCGGCTTTGAGCTGGTGGGGCAGAAGGATTTCATCCACGGCGCTTCTTCCTCTTCCTCGCCTTCAGCAATTTGTAGTACAGGGCATTGGCGTCCGCACACGCCGGGCAGTACTTGCGAAGGGGCTTGTGCCCCTGCCGGTAATGCCATCGTGCCCTGGACATGGTGCCGTGCGGGGCAACCCAGCCGTGAGCTCTTCTTGCCATCAGTCACAGCCAGGATTTACCAGGAGCGGGGTCAGGCTCCCTCCGTCAAAACCATCCTGAGGCGGGATTTCTGTCCAGACCCGGCCTTTCTGGTCCAGCCAGCCTATACGGCGGAGCCTGATAGTGGCCTGGATGAAACCATGCGCCGGGCAGTGCCTTGTCCGGGATACCGGTGCTATGTGCGCAGTTGTTTCCCAGTCTTCCCCGTCGTACAGCCGCATGTCTGTCTGTGCTCCCTGATCGCTCATGTCATTCCTCTCAGTTCCGGTCGTTCCACTCGTCCCATGTTACCTTTGCGCACGCCGCACCCAGAAGCGCCGCAAGCCCGGCCAGCGCCAGAGCCCCGTTCACGATGGCCCATCCGGTAACGCCCACCTGAGCGATGGCGGCTATCCCGATAGGCCAGTACTGCTCGATACGGCCCCGCAAGGACTGGATCTCGCACACGCCCCACAGCGGGATCATCGTCCATACGAACACATTGAACGCCATGCTTCTCCTCTCAGTTTTACCCGTTCTAGGGATAGCTCACCTCGTCGTCACAACCCAGATCCGGTCCCCATCTGGCACATGACCCGGCGTGATCGTCCGGGTTATCCACCCGGTTTTTAGCCGTCGCCCATTCCGTATCCGCCGATCCCCTGGACATGTTCCGTATAAGGATAAGCTCGTCCCCGGGCTGGCCGTGGCATTTCTGTTCCGGTGAGCACGGGGGACCGTGACGGACTGAGATATGATTAGCCCCGCTGATCACTGTGTTCATTCCGTTCCTCTCAGATCTTCAGGATATGCTTCAGTGCGTAATGGCCGCGGTAGCCCTTCAATGTCCAGAACCAGGCCTTGCAGGTGCCGCACCGGTTCCCGAAGTAAACGTAGCAAGGCAGGGGAATAGACGGGACCCACATGAAGTCCTCGTTTATGGTCATCACCGTTCCGTCTGCCCATACAGTATGCATGCTATTCCTTTCCGTCGTCCTCAGGATCATCCCCGTCAGTGAACATCATCCCGTATTTCTCAGCCATTTCGCTGGCCCACTGCTTGCTGCGTTCCTGAGCCTCATCAAAATCTGGCAGATCCCGGGTCCCGGCCAGCGCGTCGGCAGCGATGTTGGCCAGATTCCGCATGTGCTCGGGCTCGAACGCACCGCCAAAGTAGTGCAGGCCGGTAATGAGCCGGATCCACTTAAGGGCGTTTTCGTAGCGGTACTCCGCCGGGTCCGGTGGCAGCTTGGGCAGCGTGCTCTTAGCTTTCATGTCATTCCTCCGTAAGAGCCTTGGCGTACATTATCCTGAGGACCCTGCCGTTCCCGGCATCCACATGAGCCCGGATATGAGCCTGGACATCATCGGCCGGCATGACAAGCGCCCAGAACTGATTCAGGCTGCATTCAACGCACCAGGCCTCTCCTTCCCGGGGCTTGGGCTCCAGCATCCTGACAAGGGCAAAGCGGCGTCTTGACAGCCATGAGTTCGGGTTGGCCATTCCCCCTCCTATTTGCGGTAATACCAGATACGCTCTCTCACCGCCGGCTCGGCAAGCCAGCGGGCAATCTCCGCCAGGAAGGCACGGCCATCGGTGTCAGTTTTGAAGTCGACCGGGTCCGGGGCCTCGAATATGCGCTCCGTCCCCCCGTCCAGGACCCTCAGCATGAGCACGTTGTGCTCGCTCATCCAGAGAATACCCTGAGGTGCTATTCTGAGCTGCCGTATGAATGTTTCCGTGTCTACTTTCTCGGCCAGCGGCATTTCCCCTCCTTCAGGCCCGGTCCACTACCTCTATGGTGAACATGACGCCGGAGCCGTCTTCAGCTACCTTCGCAGATATAATCTTCACGTGCCCGAGCAGGCGCCCTTCGTACGTCATTGGCACGATCTGGTCTACTGTCCCGTCGAATGCCCCCTGCATGAACTTCTGCGGGAACCAGCCCTTGCCCTCCACGTAGAACGGGTCAGCCGGCTGCCAGAATTCCGATTGCATGCCCGGCTCGTCAAGAGAAGGAAGCCCGTTCACAGCCTTCCTATCTCCTTCATGGCGTTCAGGAGACGGCGTCCCTTTTCCCGGTCGGTTGACCGTTCCACTTCCCCGACTTCCTGCTCCCCCCGCAGGGCGTCATACGACATGCTCCGGTCACTGAGCCTCCAGACGACCAGCATCAGGCCCTGGTAATGCGGATGTGCCTGCCGTGCTATGAACACCCCCGATATTTCCCCTCCGGGCAGGGTAACCTTGTCCCCGGGCTCCAGATCATTTACCGTGGCCATACGGAAAATCACCTCGTCTCTCATGTTATTTCCTTCCCAGGAGGCCGCAGGCACTCCATATTCTCAGGGCCGCTGCCCGGTGATCGTGCAATATCAGCCAGACGCACAGCGAGTCGATGTACTTGACAGCCCGCAGCCGGAAACGGACCCTGGGCGGAAGACGGAAAGTCACCTTGTCTTTCATGCGTTACCTTCCATCAAAATTTAAGGCCGTGGAAGGCCGACCCTGAGAGCGGGCCGGGAGAACCGGAACCCGCCCTCAGGACCTGTGCCTCTTTTGTCTGTCACCTATGAGGCTCTGGCCGGTGGCTAACAGTAAGCCTCACCTCCTCATGTGGAAGGACCCAGTTCCCTGCCGGACCGCCATCCTGGCAGGGGCTTATGGGGTCTTGGCCAGCTTCAGGATATGCGGAAGCTGGTTGATCCTGGGTGTGCCCGGGCACGCCGGGTGATTGCACCAGGACACCCCGCCGAGACCGTGATACGAGAGACCACGGCCCCTGACCGGGTTGGTGTTGAGCCACAGCCTGATATCCGGGTAATGGCGGTTGGCCCACTTGAGCAGGTTCCCGAGAGCCCGGACCTGGGCGTCGGTGAACGGCGTTCCCGCAAAGCCCTCGGTTTCCACGCCGATTGACCTGCTGTTGGCGTTGCAGGCGTGCCAGGCCACGGCATCCGTGTCCACCCACTGCAGGACCGTGCCGCTGTTGCCGACCCCGAAGTGAGCGGAGGCCCTGGCCGCGGGGTTGTGGAACCAGGAATCGGTCCCGGCCAGGCTTCCCTGCATGACGTGGACGATGAACAGCATGTTGTGCTTGGAGCTGCTCGACGACCAGTTGCAGGCCAGCGGACGGTAGGAAGCGGAGAGGTACTTCACTACCTGACCCCCCTTCTTGGCGTCCTTCCCGGCGGGTCACCGACCATCGACTGGGACCGGGACTCGGCACGCTCCTGTGCGGCCTGCAATCGCCACTCGGGAACGTGCAGGTCGATCTCGTTGATGACCTCGTCGATCTCGTCCCGGATATGGCGAAGCCAGCCGTAGACCAGCATCCCGAGCTCGATCTTCTCCTCCCCGGTGGGAGGCGGCTCCTCCGGGTCCGGCGGCTCAACCGGAACGTCCGGCGGGATCTCCAGAACCGGCGGGAATTCCACGGGCGGCTCAGGCGGCAGCACCACCGGAGGGGAATCAGGCGGCAGTTCCACCGGCGGCTCAGCAGGCGGCTGCACTACCGGCGGTTCCACGGGACCGGAATCAGGCGGAGGAGGCTCCGGCCCAGGCTCCACAGGCGGCTCAGGAGAAGGACCAGGAAAGGGCTCGCCCGGAGGGGTCTCACCAGCCGGCGGCTGCTCAGACGGCCATACCGGGGGCTCCGGTACCGGCTCGGGAACCGGCTCAGGCGGCACTTCCTGTCCCGGCGGCACCTCGGCCGGCCATCCCGGGGGCTCCACTGGCGGCTCAGCCGGGACCTCACCAGCCGGTGGCTCCGGTGCCGGCTCTACTGGCGGCGGCTCCGTGGTCTCGGGGGGCGCCTCTGCCGGCGGTTCTGTTCCCGGCTCCGCTGGCCAGACTGGGGGCTCTGGAACGGGCCCTTCGGCTGGTCCTTCCCCCTCCGGCGGAAACACGCCACCATCCGGCGGAGGCGGCTCAGTCGGCGGCGGCTCCACCGGCGGCGAATCAGGCTGCTCACCCGCAGGCGGCTCTGTTCCCGGCGAGTCCGGCGGCGGCGTCTCAGCCGGCCACACTGGCGGCTCAGGGGCAGGCTCCACCGGCGGCGGCTCACCTGGCACCGGCCATTCCGGCTGGTCGTTCGACGGCGGGTCCTCCAGCGGGTCGACCGGGCCCTCACCCGGGATCTCGGGTGGCGTCTCAGCCGCGGGCGGTTCCCCGGTCCCGGCGGCAGGCTCGTTCTCAGGTGGCGGCTGCGGAGGGTCGGGCAATGTCCATCCACTGTCTTCAGTCATGCAACTTCTCCTCGCGAGATTCGCTTGACAGTCCTGATTGTGGTCTCACCGGTTGCTCGGTTGTGCCTGAATCTCACCTCAGCTCCTGGAGCGGGGACACGGAGAATGGTCGGGACGGCCCTGTACTGGTACTCCCCGTGCTCTGGCAATGGGTATGCCCCGGGGGCAAGACGCAGGATGACATCCCGTCCTGGGCGCTCTGCAGCGCTCTGTATGGCATTCTCCCATATTTCGTGCATTTCCTGCGGGGAAATACCCGGACGTAGTGACACCCCCTTAGAATTGCTCACAGGGCCTCCTAGGGCCTATCTGGTCAGAATGGCGCCTCCGAATCCTCGGACTCGGGGACGATAACGGACTGGGCACTGTCCGGGACGTCCATGTACTTCAGCTCGAACGGGTCGTCCCTGATGGTGACGTAGATGGATCTCAGGTACGCCGAGATTCCCGAGCGTCCCTGGGCGGTGTAGTTGTACGGGTTGACGGTCATGTCGACGTTGTCGATGTCGGCCCAGTCAAGAATGGCCAGCATGCTCTCGTCAAGCGGCGTCTTTCCCTTGCTGGTGATCAGCATGACTCTCGGGGGGATTGTCGGCTTGCCGTCCCGGCCGTGGTACTTGACGTTCACCTTCAGGATCGGCTGGGGCTCCTCTTCCTCGTTGAAGGGCTTGAGGTGCCGGATGTTCCAGCCGTCCTTCTTCATGGCCTGGGCCGTCTCCTCGTCCAGGACAACGGCGAAGTTCCGGTCGCCGGGCTCGTTGAACTTCCCGGCCACTCCTGAGAAGTTGCGGAAGACGATCCGGACTCCCTCGAAATATACGGTTTTGCGTCCTGGGTCTTCATCAGGCATTCCAGCTCGCCTCCCTGAACAGGATCCCGGCGTTCTGCACGAGCATGACCGCATCGATAACCTGCTGGTCGGTCAGGCCTGATTTCCGCATGGCCTGGTAAACCTTCTGCATGGTTTCGTCGTTGTGGGTTACCCGGTACAGGCTGGCATAAAGCATGACCAGGGCCATCAGCTCGTCCACGATCTGGGCGGCACGCTGCGACATGAACACGCCCGTGCAGTCCATGGGCTCCCAGCAGACTGAAGCGGCACCCAGGGCCACCCCGATCGCCTCCTGGATATCCTGCCTGAGACCCTGCGGATCGAGCGTGAACTTGAAAGCCGGGAGAATACGGTCTTCCGCCATGTCAGATCACCCCGAGCTGATGCAGGACAGCGCTCATGGCCCGGATATAGTCGTCCTGGGCCAGGCTGTACCGTGCCAGCATTTTCACGTACTCTTCCGGGGGATCCTTGCGTCCCTCCCTCAGGAAGAGACCCTGCTCCAGGTTGAACCGGGCCAGGGCCCTGACGAACTCGGAGACGTCCACCGTTCCGGAGACGTAGGGAGGGGCTTCCTTCTCGATGATGCTCCTGTCCAGTTCCCCCCGGAGCTCTGCGTAGAGGTCCCTGGTGCTGGGCGGAGCACCGTGCGGCTGGGTCTCGAAGACGCCGAAAGACGGATCCGCCGGCGGAAGCGGAAGTGCATCGGTTTGTTCAAGGCTGTCCGGGGGAATCCCGTCGCCCGGGTTCGCTGAGTCTTCCATTGTCCGAATGTCCTTTCCGGTAATTTTTTACCTGTGGCCGGGAGTTTCCCGTGATCAGTCGTAAGGCGTACGGTACGGGGGCGGGAGCGGGATCTCCATATTCAGGGTCTTGGAGTAGATGTCGAGGTAGATCAGGTTCTCGTTGCCGTTGTAGGTCACCTCGTAGTACACCAGGTCCGGGACCGTGGTGCTGACGAGTGCCTTCCAGTTCTGGAGCGTCTTGCAGAACCAGACGACATAGACGTCCTCCAGCAGAAGGTCCTTCCGGCCCTTGTCCGTCGCGTCCCTGCTCTGGTTGAAGTAATCGAGAACGATCGTCCTGGCCTGGTCAGGGTAAGGAAGATGCTTGCTCTCTGTTTCGCTGGTCACTGGTTCTCCTTCTGCTTTCTCGGTCTGTACTGCGGCATTGGCATCCATGCCACGACATCGACAGTTGTGTACGTGTAATCCCGCTGTTCCAGGTACATCCTGGATTTCCACCAGCCGGATCCCTGTGTTCCCGGGTTGTACCAGAGCTCACTCACATTCCAGTGCCTTCCGCTCTGCCAGGCCCCGAGGTAATAACCCTGGTCAGTTGGTTTTCCCGTGCGCCAGGCAATACTGTCCTCAGCGACAGTGTCAGCGTAGGCATCTATAATCTGCATGAGCTCCCTGGAAAGCTGGGCCCATGCGTCGTGGAAGAAATGGTCATAACCCATCTGGTAGACGAGACGGGTTGTTTCCCCGATGGTCCGGTTAACGGCTCTGAGCATTTCCTTTCTCACCGGCTTCCTGGCCTTCTCCAGGAGCCGCCGCCTTCTCATCACTTCCCCCTAGCGGCCGGAGCGGTGGACCATCCAGATCAGGTAAGGGACGATCACTAACCAGAGCACGGCAGCCGATACCCAGTACCCCGTCATTTCCCCTCCTTACGTCACGAGCCACTCGTAATCGCCGAACTTGCTTATGGTGTCTACCGCGGCGTCTGCGAGCTTCCTGAAGTACCCGTAGTCGATTTCGTTCTCCAGGCCCAGGGCCTTTACTACGGCGGCTTCTTTCCAGAAGTAACCCTTGGTTCCAGTGACAGCATGAAACACGCCATCTTTTCCGCGAAGCAGCGTACCGCCTCCAGATCCGCTTGTGACAGGGCAGAAGCTTCCAGCTCGACCAACAAAATGGGGTTCCCCGTCCCCGAAGTCGAGGTAGAGGGCTGCGGTGACAGTTTTAGTCTCACAGAGATCATCGAATTTTATCTCCTCACGGCTGAACAGGGTCTTGAAGACGTACGGATGGGAGAACTGGGCCCCGATAGCCGTCCATTCCCCTGTGGCCCGCTTGGCGATATAGACCGCTTCGTTGACCAGGCAGAATTTCTCGTAGTTCACTTCATGCTCGAATTCGTACCCGTAATCCTGGCCGAACTTGGTGACGAACTCGATGATGTAGGGATCTGCGTCCGGGATCTTGATGGAGTCGGTTTTGATATGGATGACCTTGTAGCCCCGGTCCTGGACTGCCTGCTTCAGGTCGATCATGAACAGGGCGCCCCGCTTGGCGACGATGTTGTCCACGTTGCGGATATCCCGGAACGGGTTGTCGAAGCTGGCGCTTGTCAGCCCGTAGACGATGTTGATTATGATCTTGAGCGCATATGCGAGCGCTGCTGCGTCATCATCTGAGCCAAGAAACTGAGCGAGGGACCCTCCGAACATGCGCTTTGCTGAATCGTAATCATGGTGCTTGATGGCGATACGGGCATCCCGGAGCGCTGCGAAATTCTTTGTATAAGGACCAAATAGATCAAGCAGAACGATCGAAGCTGGATGCATTGAGGTGATATCAAGCACCCCGACGTTACTATACATCCCTGGTTCCGCATAGACGTATCCGCCCTCTCCGGTTGTCTCGCCCTTGTATGTGCTGACGCCTGAATCGTACGAGTACCCCGGGAACTGCACGGACAGGTCGGTGTAGACGAACTTCTCCTGCGGGTGCCGGTCGTCCCCGAATATGATCCTGGCCGTGTGCCTCTGCGTCGTGTCGTTGACCGTGAGCCCGCTGAGCTTGGCCAGGATCTGCCTGGCCACGAAGTCCTGCTGGCGGCTCTCGAACACCTGCTCTGTGGTGACGACGTCGTTAACGCAGTAATCCGCTACCATCTCCCACTGGGACTCGTCTACCGGCTCATCCCAGGGAAGCCCGAGCTCCTTGTGAATCAGGCCCAGCTCGATCTGCCACCGCTTGAGACCCTGCTTGACGCTGGAGAAATCCCAGATGTCAGCGTAGGAGAGATTGTACGCATCGCCGAAGAACGACGTTTTCTCTCCTTTTATGATCCTCTGGCTGAGCTTGAACAGGTCCAGGTTGCTGTAGCCCATCATGATGGCGTACAGGATATGGTTGTCGAATCGCCGGTTGTTGAAGCCGACCAGCTTCATACTGGACAGCTTCTCGATCTCGCCGGGTTTCGGGTTGATCATCCTGACGGTGTTCGGGCTGCCCCGGTACTTCCACCCGACGACACAGAGATTCGGGAAGACCTCTACGTCGAATATCACAAGACGTTCGTCCGGGGATTCCTCCCGCGGGGTTTTCGGCCCCTCTTCAGAGGCGAACTTCATCTCCATGACCTTCTTGATGCAGTAGACCGGGTTATTGGTCGAGTTGTTCGCGAAGGCCAGGATCCTGGGCCGCATGTCCGTGACGTCATACGCCATCCCTGAAGCGTGCGCGTCCTCAAGGATCTTGTAGATGAAGTCGATACTCGGCTTTGTTCCCGGGTGTATCTCCTTGAACAGGTTCCGGAGGATAAGACGGCGGAGTCCTCTCTCGCTCTTAATCGAATCAGAATCGATCACTTTCTGCTCCTTAAGAGGAAGGCCCTCACTTATCGTGGCGACCGGAACGTTGCTGCATCTGGTTAGCCTTCTGCGAAGGGAAGCATCCCCTGTGAAGACCTTGATCTCGATCCCGTTGTCGTACACCCGCGACAGGCGTGCTGTATCCCCGTTCCACATGTAATGAAGATGAATCCCGGATCCGCTCTGGCTCTGCTCCGCGTAAGTCGGGGGGAATCTACTGGCTGCCGCCAGATTGAGCTCAAGGCTCTTCTCTCCCGTCGGTCCCTTCAGGTCGAAGTCGATAACGATGTGATTCGGCGGCGGCTTCACGAAATGCGTTCTCGATGTCTCAAGATCCCGTAGTTTCGTCTTGACACCCGACCATTTCCGGCCCGGGATTCCTTCCTCACTGGCGTACTGTGCCGGGCATCCGGCGAGCAGGTCGTCAATAAGGGATACCGTGTGCTCCATGACGACTGAGGATATCTCGGGCTCCGGGTTCAGGAAGAAATTGAGCTTCTCGATCCTGAATTCCCGGAACAGGCTCCGGAAGACCGTGTCCCCGATTCTTTTCATCTCGTGGAACTCGCCGAAATAGTTCTTCATCTCGTCGCGGAAGCGGTGCATGTTCATCTTCCGCTCGAAGCCGGCTTCCTGGCAGTAATCCTTGTACAGATTCCAGGCTTCCTTGAGGGTTATCCCGTCACGCTCACTGAGCATGTCGTAATTTGCCCTCATGAAATTGAAGAATATGTCAGTCCTGATCATCATGTCCTGGGGACGGTACCCGGAGTAGTAGTTCTTGCCCATTCTCCGGTAAACTTCGAGGCAGTGCGCTGCAATAGCACCCAGCTCGAAGCTGATCTGGTGGACAAGAACGTCGTATTCTGACGAGGGAACGGTATCACCCGTCGGGTTGACGTCGATCAGGCGCCTTATGAGCCCGGATTTGGCGTCGGTGATCCTGACCGACTGGTTAGTCCCGATGAACAGGAACGAATTGATGCGGGCTGAGTACGGGGTTCTGTACTTCTCGTTGACGATAATGGCCTCGTGAGCCACAACGCTGTTAAGAAGCGTGTTGTCCACGATCTGCGAGAGGTCGCTGTCGTGGCTTATGGCCACCAGAGGGTTTCCCCGGAACATCGCCGACGCGAAACTGTTCTGGTTCCCGACCAGGAGCTTCCCGTCAAAAACTACCCAGTATCCCTCGAAGAGCTGCTCGGCAATATGCAGGAACGTTGACTTCCCGGTTCCTCCTTCACCGTACAGGACAATGAATTTCTGGATGTCCTTGCTGTCCCCGGCAAATATAGAGCCCAGGGCCCATTCGAGTTTCCGGCGCTCGGCCGGTCTGTACAGGACGGACATAAGCCTGTCGTAGGCATTTGCCGGCCCGGGAGCAAGACTGTAAGGAAGGGTCTTCGAGGCGTGATCTTCCTTACGGACTTTTGTGTTCGCGAACGTCAGGTTGCTGTCGAGAGGAATGAACGTATCGAACATGGAAGTACAATAAGCTCTCCACTGCTTCCAGGCGTTGGTCACCGACCTGCCCAGGGCCCTGACCGTGACACTGGCTCCCCTGGTCCTGAGCTCATCTGCCCTCTCGTAGAGGGCACGGTCCACGATCCGCTGGACATCGAGCTCATCTGTGGACCATCGCTCACGTTCCTCATCCCAGACGGCGTAGAAAGCACCGCCCCGGATCATCAGGTCACTCACACGGCCTATGGTGAAACTGGCAAGTACCTCAATCCCCCCATTGGCTCGCCGTTCCGTGACCTGGAAGAAGTCCACAAATGCCTCCTCTCAGTACATCAGGTTCTCGGTGACGTACGCCGCCATCTGGAACCACAGCTCGATCTGCCGCTGATCCTTGTGCACCATGCTCCTGAGCGGGAATATGCCTCCTTTGCCGTCTGGATCGTAGGCCCGGGCGTTGAACGTTCTCAGGACCCGGCTGACCCGGAGTATGTCCCCGGGCAGGAAACGCCTGTCGTGGTACTTCATGAGCCCGAGATTGCTGATGAATTTCCTGGCCCATTCGTCCGGCTTGTACACCTCGTAGATGGCCCCGGCTCTCCTGGACAGCCCGATCAGGACCTCAAGAAGAGAGGCCTTGCCCAGGCCGGCCATCTCCGTGAACGCCTCAAGATCGATGCCATCGTCGAGGGATATGAATTCGTCCCGCAGTTCCTCTCCGTCCGCAGTCCGGTTGCTGTCGTTCGGGACCGAGTCGTTGAACGGGATTTCGTGCATGATGTTGCACACATCGATGTAGGACTGATCCGAGCGGGGATCACGGACCGGGAAAACCTGATCGTAGAGCCAGAGGAAATACCGTTTCCTGACTGGCTCTTCCTCGTCTTCCTTGCCGGTTACGGCTGTCACT